TTAGCTTTCTTTAGATTAGGATTTCCAAGGTATTGTTCATGACTAGGCATAATTTATTAGGAGTCAATTACTAATAGGGGTTTTGTGGGATCTTTATCACTAGCATCAAAGTATAATACTTTACCGCCTGGATATATTTTATTCAATTCATATTGAACATTCTTCTTCAATGGTCTTGCTCTTTGAGGAAAAAACATCTGAAGCATCTTAGTCTGGCCTCTGAATTGAAAAGTAATAGTATAGGTTGCACCATACTTGTTCAGTCTTTGCCAGTTACCTTCTTCTTTTATGGATCTAAAACTTTTCATTTTTTTAACATTTTTGCGATTTTTCCAATAGCCTTAAGAGGACGTTCAATTGATTGTCGAGTCAAGGCAGTTGGGCCAGTTTTCATACCTCTGGTGAATGACCAAGTTGCACCACCCTTTCCTTGCATGAAATCTTTAAGTTGACCCATATTTCTTGGTAATGCTCCGCCTTCAAAATCATCATCAGTCAATCTACTTGCAGCTTTACCTTTGGATTCTGGTTTAATAAACTTACCCTGTTGAGAACGATCATCTTGCCTTAAAGTCTTAAAGGATGCTTTATCCTCATCAGGAATTCTAATATTCCTACCTTTATTATACCAATCCTTTAGAGATTCGTTGAATTGTTGGTAGGTCTTCATTGATTCTCTTTACTGACTTTTTTAAGCATCTTCTGTAGATCAGCAGTGCTTCCCACAAACAAAGAATTGTTGGTGACATTTGTAGTGTTCTGCTTATTATTTACCTCATCAATATCTTTCATTTTCTTTTGGAGATCTACTAACTTATCCGCTGTATCTGCAACGTGTTTGATAAGTTGTCCAGCAACCTCATATGCTCTTGCAGAATCTGATTGTTGTGCAACGTCTAAGGCACCATCAACTGCTTCCTGTCCTTTCTCAACTAGAGAATACAATTGAGCTCTACTATATTCATAGTCTTTTGTAAGATCTTCTTTACCTGATTTTACTTTTTTGACAGGTTTAGAGACAGGTTCTTTCTTCATGATCTCAGCACCCCTATCCGTTATGTCTAGAGCGTCATCTATAGAATCAAATGTTTCGTCTTCAATCATGTCTCAGCATCCCTTTGTTGACTAGTACTGAACTGTTGACCATCAGCATAATCTGTAATAGTTTCACCAAATCCAAAATCATCACCACTCTGTAAGACTTGTTCAATTACTTGAGTGTCATCCTGAGCGTTGATGGTGCTAATGGGAATGTTGATGTCATGTGCCATAACTAAACTACCAAACTCACCTCTTCTTACAGTCAACCTGTTTCCAGAGATTGCTCTAATCAACATTTTCTCATCATCTATTTGTATGTAGTCGCCTTTAGAAAATGGAGTAGCACTATTTACAGAGAATTCAGTGATATCGGATTTAACTATTTCATTTGTTCTAGCAGTGTCATCCTTATTATAATCTTTGACTGCGATAGGAACAGCAGTATATCTCTGTTGTCTGGATGCAATCTTGAGATTTTCTGTCTCTGTATAGTAATCTGTTTGAACTTTCTTAATAAGTCCATCAGTACTATTATTAATAGGACCGAATAGATATGTCTTACATACAAAGTTGAGTGTGTATATTAAAGCTCTTCTTGTAAGATAATCATCTTCATAATTATCTTCCATTTGTATACCTTCTAAAGTGATTGGCATGTCTCTCTTCTCTCCAATCACATCTACTAGGTCTACTGTTAAATTAAATGCTGGTTGAAAGTATGGTAGTATTTGTTCTAGTATTTGTATTGCGTCTTCGTTCAACTTAGATAATATACTAAGTTGCATATTGATATTGTATGGAACAGGCATAAAAGCCTTGATCATTTTGTTTGTCTTCTTGTTAGTAGACTTAAACGTCTGCATGGTAGAGACTTTCCTAGTTGAGTCATAGTTCATTCCTATGACTTCAAATGACATTCTTGGAAGGGTGAGTGTAGTTCCAATGTTTCTCTCATCCTGATATTCTCTACCCTGAGATACTCTTGCTAAAAATTTCTGCTGAGGTCCATAAGAGACTGGCACTTTAACGACACTTATTGTCTTGCCACTCTTATCGGTATGTTGTACCTCGATGTTATTAAACAAGGTTCCGAAAGACACGATTGTCTTACGAATGATCTCATGATAGAAATGATTTGTTAACATAATATTACCACCTTATGAAAGTATTTAGAATTCCCCAAATGGATTTCTTTCTGTGAAGTCTAAAATCTCATCTGCCTCTGTCTCTAGAACCTCGTTACTAGCGAAAGGTATGTCAGCAGAAAGATCATTTCCTGTTGATAAGATTCTATAACTTGCAGCTGCACCAACGATTGTCTCTCCTACAGTAAAGTCACCACTTGCTGCAACAACTTTGAGGATATTATTTGCAGTATCCCAGTTAGATACATATGCACTTGTACCTGTAGATACCTGTGTTACCAGTTCATCAACTTCAAACTCACCGAAGAAACTTGATGTCACTGACTCAATACCAACATATGCAGTTGTGTTAGTATAACCAGCGCCAGCGTTACTATATCTAATTTCTTTGACTGTACCTGCGGTGCTTACAACTGCTTCTGCTTGTGCGTTCTGTAGTAATGGTATGGTTTCATTTGACTGTTGTATGTACACAGATGTAATACCCACTGTAGGTGTAAACGTATATCCTCTACCACCAGTCGTAATTCCAATAGGACCTAACACTGCCTCTGATATGACAGCGGTAGCAATCGCAACAGAAATGGGACTACCACCAGTAAATGTTACTTGTGGAGGTTCTGTGTATCCAGCGCCAGGATTTGTAATTAGTATTCTATCCACTGACTGATTTGGAACACCAGTTCTACTTGTCATGATAGCAACAGCAGTTGCCTGAGTTCCTATTGCTGGTGATTCTATAGTCATAAGAGGAACTGAGGTATATCCCCAACCCTCATAGTTAATGGTTAGTCCTGTTACAACTCTGTTTGCATCAGTTGTTGCAACGACTTGTGGGTGTTCATTATCCATCTTGCGGATAAATGAAGCGTTACTATTTGTTTGTGCATCAGTCTCTTGTTGTGTTTCAGTGGTAGGGACTTGAATTGCAGTGGTATTTCTTAGTGCATTATCACCAGTCAAGTTGACAGTTAGGTGATCTAAGAATCCTTCAAATGATGCAGTTTGAGTAGGAATGAATCCAGCACCAGCAGTGTCAGCACCTAATGTGAGAATATCGCCTGCAAAGAACATGATTGGGTTTGCAGTGTTTAGAGTATTACTTACAGTTCCATTTACAGATATAGTTGCATCAGTATTGTATTGTTCTACTCTGATAAAGTTCCAAGCATTTAGATTGAGTTGTGTGGTATTCTCTATAGATCCAGAACCAGAAGCAAAGATTATATTACCTGTTTCTCTATAATATATCTTGAATCTATCAGTCCACATAACTGTACCGCCATTTACAGCTGGATCAAACTTAGTGGGATATAACCAGAAACTTAATGATAGTCTACCATTACCAGTATCTCTTGAGTCTACATTAGTTAAAAACTTAAAGTTAGCACCAATTACATCTGTGACTGACGTATGATGTAATGAATTATTACCGAATTTAATCTGTGATGATGTGGTTAGGTTGGGTGGAGTGAATGATATAGTAGGAACACTAAGATAATTAGACCCACTGCTTGTTAGAGTTACAGTATCAATACCACCTTCCGCAATAGTTACAGTTCCAGTGGCTTGATTACCTTGTTTTGGTTTAAATATCTGAACTGTTGGAGTTCCTAAGTAGTTACCATCATTGAATAGTGGCACACGTTGAACAGATTTTACGCCTGGAACTGTAGATGCAAGAGCGACATATCCCAAAGCATTTGTATTATCATCCTTGTCTAGTTGTAAAGTAATGATATTACCACGAGTGATGATACCATCATCTACATCTTCACCGTTCTTATCAGTCAATCCGTCTGGTAGATCAACAACCTCATCCTCAGGCTCAAAGATTTCACATCTGAACTCATACATGAAGAGTTCATTTACTTGGTAGAATGGTACTTTTCTCTCAATATATTTGATTTCAAACAAAGCATTATCTAGAGGTAGATAAATCAGATCACCCTCTTGTGGTGACACGGCACTTGCTCTTGATTCTGCTGGAAACTTGTTTATAAAAGGAGTTATGAAGTCATCATACCTTTCCTTAGATACGACTAATGTAACCTCATCCTGTTCTCTGACACCAAACTTAGTGAGAACATCAGATGGTGTACCAAATCCATCAGTGTTTACCAGATAGGCCTCCAGTCTGAAACTATCATCAAACTTAGAAGCAGTAATCTCTCTGATAACTGTATTCTGATTGATGATCTTTCTAGGTAAATATAGGATATCTTGACCGAACAACTGCAAGTGTTCGTTCACCAAGTCTTGAACTAGTCTTTGTTCACTTGGAGATCCATTTAAAAAGAAGGGTGATAAAGGCATTATCCAACAAAGTCTAGTGGTGGCATTGCATATTCTTGCATTAACTTCTCATCGAGTTTCTCTAACTCCATGACTGCATCATCGTATATCTGTCTACCATTGAGTTCTAATCCGCCAGGCAATTTAACACCAGTAAACTTAATGAGATTCTGACCCCATTGACGTTTGATTAGTGAAGTGGTATACTGCTTAAGCCAGTGATCGTTATATACATTTGATTCGCTTTGTGGATCGACCACTCGATAACAGTCTATGATTAGAAAATGATTTTCAGTAAGTTCTTTTACATTCAAATCTAAGTATAATCTACTATTCTTTTTGTTAAATCTTATTTGAACATCTGGATTTAGCATATAATCTAGAGTTTCTAGATATGATTTTGTCATACCATAGTTGAGTAAATCAATCGCTCCGTAGTAGTATAAATCATTAAGGAAGATCTGATATTTAAGATTGAACATCCCTGCCGATATGGTTGATGAGTCCATTTTAAATACTTTTTGGACAGCAATAACACTATCAGGTAATGGAAGGTAGTTTGAACCTTCTGTATAGTCGATAGAACCTATACCACCGAATGTGCTAGTTGCAGTGGTAGTAGCAGCAACACCAACCATAATGTCTTTTTCTGCTTGAGTAATTTTATGCTTCAAGAAAACTCTATCAATACCCTCACCATGTCTCTCGTGATACAATTGGATGGCATCATCAATCAAATCATCAATTTGATCGTCATCAACGTTGATTTCCAGAACTGGCTTTCCGAGTTTCCTAAGAGCGTATTCTTTCAAATCTTCTTTACTACTGGGTTTTGCCACAACCTCTCCACATTAGTTCTCCGAAGTATTTAGTTATATGAAAAAGTATTTTATTGACGAAGAGAAAACCTTTGCAATTAGTGACGAGTTGGGAGCTAGAGTAGAATTGATGGGTTGGCAAGAAACTCCCATAGTTTACATTGATAATTTCTATAAGAACCCAGACAAGGTAAGGAACCTTGCACTCAGATGCCCAGGCACTAACAACCCAAGAGTGTGTGGTAATTTGCCTGGCGTAAGAGTGGATATGAACATGAATCTTGATCATATGCACGAAATTTGGCAACAAATAGCAGAAAATGTGTATGGGTTGGGTATGGGAGAGATCAAGACATTTAAAGAAGCATGCTTGAATGTGCCTTTCTCTGTCAACGTAACACAATCAACCTATAGAATTAAGATACCGCATATAGATTACCCCTTAGAATATCAAACAAGGGGATTTGCTGGTCTTGTATACCTTAATAAACCAGAAGAATGTAAGGGTGGTACTGGGTTCTATACATATAAAGGACAGCAAGTTAACCCTGATCAAGATGGGATATGGAGAGAAGAATATGTTTCAGATAGTGTAGGTCCATGGGATCTGATACACCTTGCTGAGATGAAATATAATAGAATGATTATGTATCCAGACCAAATTCTCCACGGTTCATATGACAAACCAGGCTTCTTTGAAGGTGACACTTACCGATTAGTCCAAGTATTTTTTATACCATTACATTTTCCTACATGATTATTCTCACAGGTTATCAAGGTTTTATAGGTCAAGCATTTAAAAAGAGACTTGATCCAGAAAATCTTTATAGAATTGAACAAAGTGGTGCCTTTGATTTCTTAAATCAATATGATAAGTGGGATGAGGTGGAGTTGATTATACATCAGGGAGCTATATCAAGTACAACAGAAACAGACGTAAATAAAATTCACAAGTACAATGTAGAGTTTTCTATTGCACTGTTTGAGAAAGCAATAGAATATTCTATCCCAGTCAAATATGCCTCATCTGCATCTGTGTATGGTAAGATTCATAGTGAATATGGATATTTGAAAAAGACTATCAATCCATTAAACTTCTATGCACTATCAAAAGCAACTGTAGATTACTGGGTTATGGATAATATGGATAGGTTTGAACAAGTACAGGGATTCAGATACTTCAATGTGTATGGAGAAGGTGAAGAACATAAAGGAGATCAAGCAAGTCCAATTAGTAAGTTCACTTTACAAGCAAAACAAAATAA